ATGTTGGTTATGTGGATATATCCTACACCAGCCCATACGAAATCTTTATGGGACCAGCGCAGGCTGTGGCTGCTGGCCGAGATCCAGAAGAAAAGATTTTGGGTGCAATCAAGGATTTTACAGAATCCTATATTGGTCCAAGCATTTTAGCCAATTCTATCATATCTGCGTACTACGGGAAAACTCCACAAGGCAGGGCTATTCGCAATCCGCAGGACACATTTACCGATCAATCTTTGGACGTAATTTCTTATGTTCTACGCCAGAACGAACCAGCTACCGTGTCGCAAATCCGCAGAATTGGATACGCTTTAACTGGTCAGCCAGATACAACAGTTTCTAGGTATGGTCGTATTTACAAGCCATCCGAGGAGTTGTCCGCACTGTTTGGTATCCGTCCTCAATCCATCAACGTATCCAAGGCACTGGAATCTAAGGCATCTAGGTTTAATACGGATATGGCAGATGTTGGCAGGATATTCACAGAAACCTATGGCGCGGTTGGAAATGTTCCAGAAGCGAAGGTACGGGAGCAGTTTGAAAAGATGGAGAACCGCAGAAAGATTATGTTCGATGAAGCAAACAAAGACTTCCACGCTGCTATGTTACTAGGTCTGTCTAGATCTGAGGCTATATCTGCAATGCGTGCTGGCGGAATGGGTGTAGATAATGCTTCAGCCATAGCCAACAACAAATACAGAGACTACAAGATCAGCAAGTCGCTAACAAAAAGTATGAGGCGCGAGCTATCTCCAGAGGAAATGCAGAAGCGTCAAGAAATAGGCCGCGAGCTTATGATGCAACAAGGAGAGTAAATGGCTAAATTTGACATCTCTGGATCAGCGTCACGTCAAACTGGATTAAGCCAGCAGGATCGCAATAACGCGATTCGTATGGAGTTTGAGCCTTACACAAAACCACCACAGCAACCACCAGAACAGACCGCAAGGATAGAACCTATGAGCGAATACGTTAAACCTCCAACAGCACCAGCACAGAAGCCATCTGGCGAGCTTCCACTACCATTGCAAACTGTGGAGTGGGAGGGTCGCAAGGATAAGAAGGGTAATCTTGCTATCTATAAGTTGCCATCTGGTGATATGGGTGGAAACTACGAGGTAGCTGGAATCAATGACCGATACCATCCAGAAGCATTCAAAGCCATCTCATCGCTCCCAGCGCAAGAAAGAGCGAAAGCAGCGGCAGAGTACATCCAAGGATATACCGCGCCACTCGTTGAAAGACTCCCTCAAGCACTCCAGCCATTCACGCAGGATCTCGCGTTTAATCGTGGGCTGGGCGGTGCAACGAAGTACATCCAGCAAGGATTGAATGCGCTAGGACAGAAGGTTGCTGTGGATGGTGGGCTTGGACCTAAAACACTAGCAGCGATTAACCAGGTTGAGCCAAGAGCATTGATGCGCGCAGCCAGCGATGCTCAATTGCAGGATGAATACAAACGAGCAGAGCTTGATCCAAACCGAAAGAAATTCATTCCTGGCCTAGAGGCTAGGATTAGGAATAGATTGTCAACCTTTGGACAAGGTTAGGGCTTGCGCAATTTAACTGGATTCTGAGTTCCAACGAATGTTGATGATCCGTTCATATATGCCATGCCAGCGGGAATTGCATATTTTGAACCATAAAACCAACCATTAGATTGCGTGACATAAGTTCCAGATGATGCCACATAATCAGTTCCGCTTTTGTATGCAAAACCTTTTGAAGTTATATAGTTTCCGTGCCCATCACCATAGACTGCAACTCCATCTGCACCAATTGCACAATTCTTTCCGCACTGGAAGCCAGACTTTCCAATTACAACTCCAAGAACTGCATCATCATCTTCCGCCATCACCGATGCCATCAGCATCGCCGTCAGTGTTATAGTTATTATTGCTTTCATTGGGAAAAGTCTCTAGCACAAACCGAAAGCCGTCAAGCATGAAATTATCATCGCGCCAAGTTGGAGCAGTTGGGGTAGCTCGCGTTACTGGCGCGTTGCTACGGTGTGGATACAACGTGCTTACGCCCTACGAGGATTTTGCTGGATACGATGTCGTTGCTGAGAAGAATAACAAGTTCTTTCGCATCCAAGTTAAAACTGCACAAGCAATAGAACCTGGGCGCACCAAGTATCGTTTTACCACTTCTAGTGGCAATGGCTTCAATATTCCCAAGCGTGCGATCAGTGGTGTAGATTACGTTGCCTGCTGGGGCATGAACGATGACCTATTCTGGCTATTGCCAATTGCCAAGTGTAAAAGCATAACAACTAAACTTTGCCCATCGACAGGTCAGAACTGGCGTGTATTCCAAAGTTTGTGAACGAGAAAGAGGCTTGGGCTAAGTTTGAGGCTGGGTTGAAGGACGCAGAATCCTTTGATGAGGCCGTGGCTTGGGTCAAGAAAAACAAGAAGATAGTAGAAAAACTTACCATGATGGCAATGATTAGAAGATTTAATGAGGATATTAGCTACGCTAATAAGACTTGGCGGAACTAATTAGCACTCGACCTTGGGGTAGGTGGTTGGCTAAACCCAACCAATGGGCAAAATCAACAGTAGGGCAAAGGGTGCGGCGGGTGAACGTGAGTTAGCGAATTATCTACGTGAGCAGGGATGGCAGAAGGCCAGACGCACCCAGCAATACGCGGGCAATCCCGAAGGTGGTAGCGGTGACGTAGTCTGCGAGAACTTTCCTTTCCACATCGAAGGCAAGCGTTGCCAAGCATTAAAACCCGAAGAGTGGATGGAGCAGTCCAAGCGGGATTGTCCAGCGGGCAAGATACCAGCAGTATTCTTCCGCCGTAACGGACGCAAAGAGTGGCTGGTCATATTAACTGCCGACAGCGTGTGCGAATTGGCTCGACAAATCGCGCCTGCGAATGTGACTATCGAGTATGCAAAGACCGCAACGATTGCCCAAGGCTACTACGTTAAGTCACCAGCTTTTGACGAACTTACCCTAACAACAATAAACCCAAATAAATAAAGGAGAAATAACATGGCACTAACATTGAGTGAGTCAGCAAAACAAGAACGCAAACTACCAGAAGCGGGAGCTACTGTAGGAGTTCTCTACAGCCTAGTCGATCTAGGCCACCAGAAAACTAACTGGGACAACCAAGAGAAGTGGACGCCTAAAGTCCGCTTGACCTTTGAGTTGCCCGATCAGACCGATGAGTTTGAGGTGGTTGAGAATGGCAAACGCACCACAGTTCAAAAGCCTATGGTCGTTTCCATCGAACAGACCCGCAGTCTTGGAGAGAAAGCAAGCCTTCGCAAGCTTCTCGAGCAATGGCGCGGTCAGACCTTTACCTCCAAGGAACTCCAGGCATTCAGCTTGAAGAACCTTCTTGGCAAGCCAGCCATGCTGACGCTGATCCACAAGACCAGCCAGCAGGGCAGGCAGTATTGCGCCATTGCGGGTGCATCCAAGCTGCCTAAGGGCATGAAAGCACCAGCCACCACAACCAACGATCAACTCTATTATGAGATTGAGCAGGGCGAAGCTGGGCAGTTCAACGATATGCCCGAATGGTTGCAGGAGAAGATCCGCGCATCCAAAGAGTTTGCTACCGCTGCTGGCAAGTCCACGGCCACTAAGGTCGAGCTTGATGCAGACGGCAACCAAGTTCCGTTCTAGGTTGTATGGCTCTTACAATCACAGCGAAAGAGCCTACCAATTCCCGTCTGGTCGCTACTGACCAGGCGGGGCATTGGTACACAGCCGAGGGTGAATCCGCCCATGTTGTGATTGGCAAGAACGGAAAAGAAAGAAACACAACCGTAGCCGATGCACGCCTGATGGGATTGTACCCATCGGTAACAAGCGTGCTTGGCATTATGGATAAGCCGCAATTGACGGCGTGGAAGATTGAGCAGGCCATTATGTCATCGCTTACACTTCCAAAGGAGGCAGATGAAACACTCGAAGCTTATGCGAAAAGGATCGTCAAGGACTCAAGAGAGTCCACAACCAAAGCAGCGGAACACGGAACGAGGATGCATGAATGCATGGAGAACATCCTCCTTGGAAGACCTGTATCCAGAGATGAAACACTTACTCCGTACATCGAAACCTTTAAGAAGTGGTCCGATGCAAACATTGAGAAAACATACTGGTGCGAAAAGGGTATTGTCGGCGCAGGCTATGCGGGAAGGTGTGATGCCTACGTCAAGCTACGCGGTATTGGTGACGCTATCATTGACCTAAAGAATCGTAAGGTAAATCCTAAGTACGATCCGTTCTACGATACAGATTGCGCCCAGCTTTGGGCATACCGAGCTGCAAGCGAGAATCCTAAGTGTGCCTGCGTGTCGGTGGTCCTAGCGTCAAATGATGCTACCAAGCTGACAACGAAGGTGTGGGACGAAGACGAACTCTACCAAGCTGGTATTGCCTTCTGCGCTATGCAAAAAGTATGGGCTTGGGTCAAGGGCTACACACCTCCTGGGATGAAGTTATGATTGACCCAGCGGATGTATTATGGCTCGAAGGATTGCTAGATCAGTTCTATAGGAATCTTGCCAAATGACCGCACCTACAATCCAAGAGATGGGTAACGCCGCGCAGGAGATCGTCTGGCGCGTGATGGGTAAGGGATCTGATAAGTCAGCATACGGAGATTGGCTAGTTAAAGATCGGCCTACGCACGATTACCATATTGCGCGAGCAATCCGCCACTTAGCTACAGCGCAGATGCAATTGCACAAGTCCACACCTTGTCCAGATAATAACGGAGAAACAAGTATTGACCACCTTGAGCGTGCGCTGGTAAGGTCGTTATTCGTGTTAGCACAAATAAGAAAGGAAGTACCAAGATTATGATTATGGAAGATGTAAGCGTTGATTTTGAATTTAATGGAGAAAAGTACACTGCGTATGGCAACGCAGAGATTGATACTATCACCGAGGATATTGGTCCAGTTGGCTACAGAGAACATTGCTTTGCCGAGGTGGTCAACAATGTGACCATGTCAAAGATTGAAATCTCAACTGCTACTGAAGACATAAAGAACCCAAGCAAGGAATTGCTGGAAAAGGCTGATGACCTTTTGTCTATTCAAGCAACAGAAGATTTTGACTCTAGGCAATGAAGGTCACTCGCGTAGTTAAGATTGACGGTGGATGGGAGCTTTACGGCATCTCAGAGAAGGAAAAGAAAGAGATCCAGGTTGGATTCTGTGGCGAGAACCTGCCTCTGGAAGCTTGGGTAAGGATAGAGAAATGAAACTCGCCTTGTCTTGGATCTGTTATCAGATCGGTGATCTGATTAGCCTCACTCTGATGAGGTTTGGTTACGCCTACAGCATCTACAACAAGATGATGATCTGGTCATCCGCACTGGATGAACACGGGAAAATATGGAAGAACGTAAAATGAAACAAGCCTTAGTAACTCAATCGTTCGGTGAGGAATGGAAGAAGATTATTGATCTGACTAGACCAAGGATGGAGGCGTACTGTAAGCGTCACAGCGTTGACTTCATTCTAATCGATAAGCCTCTTACCCACCCAGCCCAATACTCCAAGTCTGCAATTGGAAACATTATGGCAACGAAGGGATACGAGCAGGTCACATTCGTTGACGCTGACGTTCTGATTGCAAGCGATTGTCCAAACCTGGGAGATGACGCTGGCGTGTTCTGTGCCTTTGACGAGGGAGCTTATCTTGATCGCAAGCCAGATATGGTCAAGCTGGCTGCTGCTTTCGGTGGAGTGATTGAGCCTAAGTTTTACGTCAACACTGGCGTGTTCGTAGTTCATACCAAGGCCGTTGGAGTATTATCGATGCCCCCAATCGGCCTGCACCCTAACCACTTTGCCGAGCAGACATGGCTCAACGTGATGGCGCACCTATGGAACATTCCGCTGACCGAGCTTGACCCGTCATTCAATTGTATGACAAGCGTGGAGTCACACTTTGGATTGGACCGCCACAAGGATGCGATGATTATTCATTACGCTGGGCAATCAAACGATCTGGTTAAGTTATCTAACCAGATTCAATCTGACGAAGCAAAGCTGGTGGAGCTAGGTCGGTGAGGTCCACGCAACTATGTCGTGGTGATTATGATGATCGTTTGCAACAGTTGGCTGGTGAGGTTGCGCTCCAAGCTATCCGCGATCTGCGGATGCTACGCAAGCGAGGGATGGTTAAGGGTATGAAGATTATTAAGGATCATCAAGGCGTTCCACTCAACGATGCACTGGAGTATAAGAACTCGCACGAGGTACAGAAGCTATTGCGTGACTTTAAGACGGGGGTTGTCTCGTGGTGGTGCAGAGCTAGCGGGGTGCAGATAGATAACCGCACGCTACTGAGGAAGCTAAAGGAAAACGATTATGCTCTGCCTACTTGATCTTGCTGGAGTTGTTTGGGTAATCAGTTGGTTTTTACTTTACAGTTCGCTGACATTGTCGGCAATCTACTGCGCTGGTTACATCATATTAAAACTGATTGATTACATAAGAAAGGAACTGGATCTATGAAAAAGAAAAGAAACAAGATAACGCTGGTTAAAACATCAGAGCAGACAGCGGTAAGAGTTATAGTTGATATTGACGATGATCTTTACGAAGCCTTGGCAAAGGCTGGCCGTCATCATTTGGCTAAAGACAAGATGGCTTGCTTTGAGTACGCGCTAAACAAAGCATTGCTTGAGCTTTGTGAGGAACTGAAATGATCGAGTTTAAGCAGAAGGTTTTAACGGCAGCCGTAGATCGGTATGTCTTAACCAAGACGCAGTGCGAGATGCTACGCCAAGATGCTGAAGTGATCGGGATGAAGCGTGCAACTGTATTGAAGAAAGATGGCACTACTCGCAGGTCGTTTGCTAGGAGTTGCAGTTCGTGCTGGATACCATACGCCAAACATCACAACTGGATCTATAATATTATGCGGGAGCTTACAGACGCAATCAACGCAGAGCATTGGAGGTTTGATATTTCTGGAGTGCAACAATTGCAGATTCTAAAGTACAATCCACTCCAACAGTTCTGGTGGCACTTTGATACCTATACTGGATCTGATCGCAAGTTGACGGCTGTGGTTAATCTATCTGAACCAGATGAGTACATTGGAGGTGGTTTGCAGGTCAAGGCCGATATAGACAACGCCAAGTTCATACGAGATCAAGGTGCAGGTTGCTGGTTTCCGTCCTACATTGAACATAGAGCGCGTGCGCCAATATGGGGAACGCGCTGGGTGCTGGTGGCTTGGTTTACTGGACCAGCTTGGAAATGAGTATTGACGATCAGATTCGATTGGTAGGAGTAATCGCAGTTGGTCTTGGCCTGCTGACATTATTGTGGGGTGACAAATGATTCAACTCAATCCAGAGCTATGGATGATGACTCCAAAGGGTGAGGGGCTGGCATTCATCGTTACAGACTACGGAATGGATCATAACAAGATATTCACAGTTATGCTTAACACTGGCGAGATACTTGACTTTGACATTCGTGACTGTCGCAGATGCGAGAATCCAAGCTTCGGGGTACAAGCACCAGCAGTGCCTAATCCCCATTACAACATATAAGGAGAATCAATATGCCTCTAGGTAAAGACGTATCTAAGAATATGCACGAACTTGCGATGGATAACCGCAAGAAGGGCAGCGAGCGTGGAGCAGGCGGTAAGCCGCGCTCACGCGAGCAGATGATTGCCATTGCTCTGTCAGCAGCAGGCAAGAGTAAGCCACGCAAGTTTAGGATGCGGTCTGGTTCGTAATGCAAGTCGAGGCTAAAGATCGCCTCAAGTGGGCGCGCGAGATCCTTTCAATTGCACGCGACAAGCTTGTGGTTGAGAGGGATCGCGCGACTCACGGACACGCAATAGATATGATCCAGATCATAACGATGGTGGATGCAGCCAGCTTGGTGTGCAAAGAAGTGATGGGGGATGAATGAAAACCAAGGATGAGATAGCGATGCAGGTGAAGAAGGAGTGGGATGAGTCTGGCAATAGATGGAGGCTATCCGTTTCCGCTGGAGGATTTACAACCGAGATATTTTGTTATGGCACTGCCGAGGAAGAGTATTTCAAATGCGTTAAGGAATTGGTTGACCACGCTTACCAGATGCAGAGTGTATAAAAAAGATTGACTCAATAAAACAAACAAAATAGAAAGGCAGGCCAAATGAAACTCTGGACAAACAACTCAAACTCAATTCACAAAGTCGATGACAATATGCTCTACCCGCGCAACACCTATGTGTTGCCAGATGAACTAACTGGACCAACCTGGGACGATTCAGTTCCTTGTCCACACGAGATTAAGCCGTACTACAAAGGTAGGGCTGCTGGTGGCGCAACAGCCGTGTACCGCGCTGGTGCAATCGGTGATGCAATCATTGCGACAGCTTACGTTAATTACTTGGTGCAGGAATCGGGTGGTGTAGTTGAGGTTTACGCTCCTGCTCGCAACCTGCCTCTCTACGCTGGGCTGGGTGCAAAGCTGTGGCCGTTGCCTGCTTCGTTGGAGGCATGGAGGTCATTTGATGCTCACTTGCCAACGGATGATTTGTTCAGCGGTCAGGTTGGCAACACGAAGCTAGGCACTGGTCCTGGTAACTGCTACCAGCGGATTTACGAGTGGATGGGAGTGTGGGACGAGAAGACGATGGCTAAGTATTGTAAGCCAGTTCTACATCTCATCGAGCCAGACCACGAAGAGTTGAAGGCGATGGGTAAGTGGCCTATGCCAGACCCATTCTTTGCCTACCACGTTTCATCCAGCGGTCCTACCCGTACCTACCCGCCAACGATGGGGCAGGAGGCGGTGCTGGCGTTGCTTGAGGCTTACCCAAAACATCACGCCGTTATTATTGGGCTAGATAACTCAAACAACTTTAAGGTGGATCATCCCAGGGTGATTGACCTATTCAACTGCACCAAGACTGTACGTTCGTTGTTCCCTATTATAGCTGGGGCTGACTTTGTTGTTGCACCAGATAGCTCAGTCAATCACATGGCTGCTGGGTTGGATACGCCGTGTGTGTCGTTGTGGGGATCGTATCATCCAGATGATCGGATGACTTACTATCCGAAGAACGTATCGGTGTTCAAACCCGATACCTGCCCACACGCACCTTGCCGTCCTCACGCTGGGTTGCCGCAAGCGAAGTGTAAGGATGCGAGTAATCGCACACCCTTGACACAGTATTGGTGCAATGCTATAAGGAATATTAAGGCAGAAGATATTGTTAAAGCCGCAAAGGAGGCGATGGAAGATGAAAACAAAAATGTGCAGGATGTGCAAGGAATCAAAACAAGGAATTGATTTTTATAAATCAAAAGAAAATTTAGACGGATTGTTTTCTTATTGCAAGGCATGCTCTCTTAAGAGATGGAAGGAGTACAATTCAAGTCACAAGGAAATACGATTAGAAAAAAGCAGAGAGTACGGAAGGAAAAACTTGAAACTGATTGTTGAAAAAAATAGGATATATAGGAAAAAAAATAAAGAGAGGTGTAATGGCTATTATAAAAAGTGGGCATCAAATAATATAAAAAAAGTAAAAGCAAGGCAGTTATGGAATGCTGCAAAAACAAGAGCTAAAAACCTTGGCCTAGATTTTGATCTTACGAAAGAATTTATTTACAAAAAACTAGATATTGGAATATGCGAATATACTGGACTTAAAATAGATATGAGAATGAATTTATCTGGAAGGCTTGCTCTTTCACCAAGTCTGGAAAGAAAAATTCCAAGCCGAGGTTATACCCAAAAAAATGTTGTACTTGCATGTTGGGCAATGAATGCCTTTAAATCGTCTCATACTATTCAAGAAATTATCCCAATAGCTAAAGCATTTTTATTGAAACAAGAAACCAATCCAGCGGATGGTACGCAGGGAGATCCTGCGTCTGGTGTCCTCAGTGTGTCCACCACTTGAAACAAAGCTGGTTTGATTTATGACAACCGCCCAACGCAAAGCTGAAGAGATCGTAGGCCAAGTTGATTGGCAGTCCGAGAATCACGGGCTGTGCAAGTGTCCAGGGGAGGCTGCACATACCAGCCACACTCGTATCCGAGACACAACGGTGTTCGTGGATGGCGCGCCGACTATCTTCTGCTGGCATACTTCCTGCACGCCGTATCGTGATGAGGCCAATCGCAAGTTGCGCCGAGCTATATCCAGCGATGTTCTTTACAAGCCAGTAAACATTATGTCTGGCGGTACAGCCGTACCAAAGCTGGTCATCAAGAAAGACCCGCACGCAGAGGTGTTGGATAGGATCAAGACGATTGCTGAGTCAAACAAGCAACGCTACCTCACACATTACACTTGGGACCCAGCGGATATGTACGAGGAAAGCCCGACCAAGCTTGGCGATCCAGCGCAGGACTATCAGTTCTTCCTATCGATGTTCAATGCTCTTGACAATATTTGGATAGGCAACGTCACGGATAGCGGTAAGCATCCAAACAACTTCCGTATAGCTTACGAGTGGAAGAAGCTGGATGAGCCGATAGGGCAGTACACAACTGGCGCAAGCTACAAGCAGGGTACAGTTAGTCGATCCAATGATACGGTTGAGCATAGGGTGTTCTTGGTTGTCGAGTCGGATGTGCTGACTAAGCCAGAGATGGGTGCGGTGTTCCAACTGATGCGCGATTTATTCAGCATGAAACTACACGCTGTCGTGGATACTGGCGGAAAGAGCTTGCATGGTTGGTTTGAGATGCCACCCAAGAACGAGTGGGTAGATCAGTTAAAAGCTTTTCTTATTCCGTTAGGATGCGATCCTGCAACATTCAAACCCAGCCAACCCGTTAGGATTCCTGGGGCAAAGAGAGAAGACAAGATGCAAAGCCTATTATGGTTTTGCAAAGGAGGAAAATGATAGAGCCAGCAGTAGCGTTAGG